GTGATTGTTCCAAGTCACCGAAAGCAGCGTTCAGCTGTGTCAGTTCCTGATTTGACACCTGACCAAGCGCACCACCTGTTGGAGATGCTTCTCGCATAGCCTGAAGCTTATCAAAACCAAAGTTTCCTTTGAGAGTTGTTAGCAATGAGTTCAGTTGGTTTGCTGGATGTGTAGGGGCAAACTTGCCTAAAACAGATGCCCAACCAGTACTACCAGCCACATAGTTGTTCCAGAAGCTATCATCACTCAAATCTGTATTGATAAGGTCAAGTGCTCTTGCTGTAGTGTCGAAAACCACATCTGACGATGCCTGTTTCGTTGCATCTGAGCCTGTGCCTTTGTTTTTACCAGCTCCCATAGCTTTCTGCGCCTGAGCTTGGCGGTACATTGCAGTAACTTTAGCGTTGTAATCTTCTAAAGCTCTGCTTCTGTTATAGTCTTGGATGCCCCCATACATTGTACCCATGTCAGATAGTGATTGGAGGCCGCTTTTCTGAGCACCACCTAAGCCAGCTGCGCCAATGCGAATAGCAGCTTCATTCATGCCAATATTACGATTTGGAGCTGGGGGTAATGGGGTGCTAAGTGGGGCTGTTTGTCTCTGGTTTGTCTGATTGAGAATACCACCGCCCATTTCTGGAGGTATCATGCCGTAGGTATTCATGAAATACTGCAGAATTGGTGAGGTATTCGAACCAGCCATAGTGTTATCAGTTGGTAAGGGCATATTCATCAAAGTGCTCCATAACCATTATTTGGATTAAATCTACCTCTCTCAAAGCTGCCAGCATTACCTGCACCGTACCTATAACCGCCACCTTGTTGCTGACGTGGTTGTGTAAAGTAGTTCTGTAGCCGACCACCAAGTCCGAAACCACCAATCGCTCCAGATAATGCAGCCATCGAGGGGCTTACAGTGTTCGCTGTATATCCAGATGGTGACCGTGGAGCTTGCCCTAAAATGCCAGCATTGTAGCTGTTGAGCATATCCATTTCGAAGTCACGGTTTCGTTCAAATCTTGCTCTGTCATCATCAAGCATATTTTGCTGGTCTAACTGCAGAGCAGCTCCAGCATTAGCTCGCATATCTGCACCGACAGAAGATTGGTCAAAACCTGTGGCATAAAGATTTGCTAGGTTCTGATTTGCATTTGTCATGTTGTCTAATCTGGCTTGCTGAGCGTTGAGAGACCTATCAATTAAATTACTTTGAATGTCGCTTGTGACATCAGCCTGACGGTCATCAAAGGCTCGCATTGCGATTGCGTCAGCTATACCAGCTCTAGAACTATTAGTGTTGCCAGTAGCTGAAGCGTTCATGTCGATGCCCCGAAGAGTATTTTCTTCTAGGTTGCGTCTGCTGTCACGCATCGCACTATCTACTAAGCCCCGATAATTACTTGGGTCAGATGCATAATTCACAGCGTTGCCGAGCATATCACTGGAAGCTGTAGTGTAGAGGTTGGCGTAATTTTGACCGAAACCTCTACCCATGTTCATAAAGTCAGAACCATCCGACAAGCCTCTAGAACCAAGCCCAGCCATAGCATTGTAGCCTTCGGTCTGGAATGGGTTCATACCTGCATATGTTTGACCCTGATATGCGCCTGTATCTATAGCTCTATTGAGTGCGTCTTGCCCTCGGCTATATACATCCGTGATATATGGACGTGCATCAGTATAGCCCTGATTGTTCAGTGCGTTTGCCCTGTCCATTGCGCTTGCTTGTTTCTTCGCTGCTTGGTTGGCCATATAGCCGCCAACAACAGCTCCTGCTATTTGTCCCCAAACCATTCTCGTAAATTCCTTATACTGCTACCCAAGCCGTTCCGTTGTAGACAACTAAGCCTTCCGAACTGTCCCCGAGTGCGTCCCATAAATTATATTTCACCATGCCCCTTACTGGGTCTTGTGGTGGCTCGTCTAATACCTCTATTCCTGCCGTAGCTAGAGAGCGGATAGCTGCTTCGATGCGCTGCAGCTCATCCTGCAAATACCGCTCGTTACCTTCTTCTAGAATGGGTGGGTTACCTCTGATGTAGGTGTTGATGACCACGTTAGATTTATTGTTAACTGCCATCAGATTCTCCCTGTCAGCGTCACATCCAAGTCAAATCCACTGATTTCAAAATCTGCGTAGTCATCATCAGGCTTGCTGAATTTATAACTGAGGTATCTGCCTGAGGCTCTACTATCGACCTTGTAGTCTGTGGCAATATCGTAGGTGGCAGAGGTCGAATATGTGGGTGTACCACTTGGAATATCTGACGCTCCAAACTCAATAGTGAGTGTTGTATCAGTCGGATTGGTCGTTGCCACTTGAGGCAACATCCGTGTGACTACTTTATATCCGTCTAGTGGCTCACGTATCTCATCTAAGTCTAAGCCTATCCTCTCAACAAAGGGTGGTTTAGTCGCTTCTGTATCGACATCCAATGCCATTGTTGAGCCTTCATCAGTCAGGTCTAGGCCATAGAGTTTATCGCTACTAATGCTGTTATCTGTGTCTGATGAGCCGACCATAAGAGTATGACGGTTGAAGCTGTCAATCTGGTCATAATATGAACCACCGACTGTATTGTAGCTTTCTGTGGCTGCAGAATAGGTACTGACTGTATCCACGTTTGCTGTAGTACCAGCAGATACATTTGGTAAGTCCATGAATGACCATGTATCAGAACGGTAATTATAAACAGCAGCTCTGTTGCATCTATCAGTGTCAGTGAAGCTCGCTAGCAAATCCCCTGACTGATAACAGAACATTACCTCATTAAGGTTTTTGTTATGCAGCACGAAACATCTATCAGCGTTCTTGACGTTCAAATTTTGGAAGATGAACTGTCTAGTTTTACGGTCACACAAGCTCTTCTTGCTCGTTCCATCATGCATATAGATGTCATGAGTTCCGAAGACATAGTGCTTACCTTCTGCCTCAACAACACAATTAGCATTGATGATACCTTCATCTGCGAAGAGTTTTCGTGTGTTAAAGATAAATTGGCCGCCTACAAACTCCATAATCATAGCCTCAGTAGAGCTGTAGATCACAAAGTTTGTACCTAGCTCCAAACCGTCAATGATTGGAGTTTGCATCTGTACAAGGTCTATAAACCCTGCCGATTTTGTTGTATCCGTCTCCGACCAACTATCTGGGATAGCATTAGCTGTAACTAGATTTGAATAGCGCACCCTGTTTGCATAATTGGTGCTACTCTCGGTCATATTGAGACCAAGCAAAAAGTCACCAAACGGTCTTAGTGAAACAGCCCTCCACGTGCTGTCCCAATTAGTCAAATCACTAAAATTTGACGCTGAAGGTAGCCTGTGTACTGGCACTCTGTCTTCTCGATTTATGTAAATGACATTGGCGAGAGAGCATATTGTAAAAGGTCTGGGGTCACTAGAGCCTGTAATTGACCCTGTACGGTCTGTAACTGTGCCGTTTGCATATTCTTTGATGTCATAATCATCCGACACCATGAGCACAGTATCGAACCCTGTGTCAGGGACGACACCAAAAGCTGCTCGTGGGTCAAAACCTAAGCTATCCTTAACTTTTCTAAACACAGGTGCTCTGCGCACCTTGTTGTCGTCAAAACGCACATTGTTGGCTTTGGTAAAGCCTGTGATTGGTACGTTGTAGGGGTTAGGGTCTGTGAGAACACCGACCTCCCCCAAATTTCGGATAGGGAGTGTAGGCATGGTACTCCCCCTTATGTTTTGATGATGTAGTTTAGAATAATAGTGGGCTGTACATTATTGTGTGCCGTGCCACTACCAACCGAATTGGTTCTACCGACATTAGATACAGAAGATGTAGCACGGAGAGCATATTTCTCATCGAAAGCCCCTCCTGAATAGCCTGTTTGAGCTGCCACATATTGGCTGCTTGAGAGGTTATGGCCTGTAGAGCCGTTAACAGTCTGGTTTCTTGCAATGTAATGAAAGTGAGATGGCATTTGTGCTTCTGTGAGCTGATGGTCTTGTGAGCCGCCAGTATTCCCTAAGCCATCTCCATTGATTGGAGAGGTCAGTCTGTTAGCTGATGTGCCACCCATATCATCCTGACCAGCAATTACACGTCCACGTAGGTCAGGCACATTAAATGTAGTTGAACCATCGCCTGTACCGTAAGTCGTGCCGATTGCTGTAAATAGGTCAGCGTATGTAGTGCGTGAAATAGCCTGACCGTAGCAAAGCACCCAGCCTGTGGGGGCTGATGAACCAGCGTAAGGCATAAGCATACCAGATGTGAACGCTGCGTCATTAGCCAGTTTAGCTGCAGTGATTGCGTTGTCTGCAATATCAGCTGTGGCGATAGTGCCGTCAGTCAGCATTGCGCTAGTAATAGATAAATTGCTTGTGAGGTAGGTTTTGAGGTCGCTGAGTGCTACCTGCTTCATCGTCCCATCGTCATTTACGACAAGACGGTCATCATCTACCAGTGTTGTAGCCGTGGCTGAAGTGCCACCATCTGCTACCGTGTTGAGTTCTGTGTGTGTCGCATCGATTGCGCCAGTGATATTCGGGAATGTGGCTTTGATAGTGCTCTTAATGAGCCTCATATGGTCATCTGCAGCCGC